TGGGGAAAAGAGGGTACCCCCCTCGAGCATTTCTCTGGTCCAAGGAAGTGGCAGGAAAAAATTTTGCGGGATATTTCCATACATATACAAAGAAACCAATCTATAGATATGCCAGAGATGTTCAGAATGGCTGTAGCTTCTGGTCGTGGTATTGGTAAATCTGCATTAGTTGCTTGGATTATCTTATGGATGCTATCAACCAGACTTGGCGCAACCATAATTGTTACAGCTAACACCGAACAACAGTTAAGATCAAGAACATGGGCTGAATTAGGAAAATGGCTAACACTTGCAATTAACTCTCATTGGTTTGCAAAAACAGCAACTACAATAAAACCAGATGCATGGTTTGATGAAGCTCTAAAACGCGACTTACAAATTGATACTGGTTATTACTACGCACAAGCACAGCTCTGGTCTGAAGAAAATCCAGACGCATTTGCAGGTATTCACTCAACTTATGGTGTATGTTTAATCATGGATGAGGCCTCAGGTATTCCCGCACCCATCTACAGCGTTTCTGAGGGCTTCTTTTCCGAACCCACTACCAATAGATACTGGTTTACCTTTTCTAACCCTAGAAGAAACACAGGGCCTTTCTACGACAGTTTCCACTCCAGACGACAATATTGGAAAACTGAACAAATAGACTCGCGTGATGTCGAAGGTACAGACAAAGAACTGTTCCAAAAAATGATTGAACAGTATGGCGAAGATTCAACTGTATCAAGAGTAGAAGTGATGGGTGAGTTCCCACAAGCTGATGACGATACAGTTATCCCAATGGAACTCATTAGAGCTGCGATGGGCAGAGAAGTTTCCCTCACCGCTTCCGAGCCAATCATCTGGGGATTAGATGTCGCTAGATTCGGTGGCGACAACTCTGCGCTTTGCATACGACAAGGAAATACAGTTATAGATATTCAAAGTTTTCAATCTATGGATCTGATGCAGTTGTGTGGCGTTATCAAAAATATGTATGACGATGCAACTGTAATGGAGCAACCCCAAGAAATTTTAGTCGATGTTATTGGTTTAGGCTCGGGTGTGGTGGACAGGCTAGCGGAGCAGAACTTGCCTGTGCGCGGGGTGAACGTGGCGGAAGCGCCAGCGACAAAAAAGAATTATTTAAACTTGCGTGCTGAATTATGGTTTGCAATAAAAGATTGGCTGGCGCAGCGTGATTGCCGACTTCCTGAAAATGACGAGCTTGCTTCGGAATTGGCTGCGCCTCAATACAAATATACTTCAAGCGGAAAAATAAAGATAGAGTCCAAAGATGAGATGCGTAAGCGTGGCATAAAATCTCCAGACAAAGCAGATGCACTAGCGTTGACTATGGCGAGTAGTGCAGCAAGTTTTAGTGGAAGCGCGAGCTATTTAGGTTATAATTTCAAAAAACCTTTGAAATCCAGAATTTTTAGAGTAGGGTAACTTTTTATGGCAAAGAAAAAAACAAAAGAAATAGAAGCAGAAATTCAAATAGAAGTTCAAGAAGCAGAACAAATGGATAGACTTACTGGCGTTATTAAGTCCGAAATGGATGACGCTAAAGACTTTATTCACCAAGTTGGTGAAGAACGAGCAGAGTCTACAGAATATTATCTTGGTAACGAACCAGAAAGCACATCAACATTACAATCAGAATTTATCTCAACCGATGTAAGAGATACAGTTCTATTTATGTTGCCTTCGATTATGCGTACTTTTTTTGGTACTAAGAAGGTTGTTGAGTTTGTACCTAAAAATGCAGAGGATATTCCGCTTGCTGAACAACAAACCGACTATATCAACTACATAGTCCAACAAAAGAATCCTGGCTTCAATGTTTTATATTCAGCTTTCAAAGATGCTTTAGTTAGAAAGACTGGGTTTGTCAAAGCGTTTTGGGATGATTCAGTCCATGCTTCCACGCATGAATATACCAATCTTGATCCACAATCTTATCAAGCACTAATACTTGATCCCAATGTAGAAGTTATTAGCGAAATGGCTACAACTGAAGAAATTACTACATTAGATCCTGTAAGTGGCGAGGAAGTGGTGCAAGAAATACCAACTAGCTATGACTTAGTTATTAGAAGAATCAAACCAAAAAACCAAGTTTGTTTAGAAGCAGTACCACCTGAAGAAGTTTTAATATCCAGACACGCAAGAGATATTAATACTGCATCTTATGTTGCTCACAGAATGATTAAATCTGTTTCTGATATGGTGGCTATGGGCTATGACCAAGAAGAAATAGAACAGTATGCCTCTTATGCGGGTACAGCACTTGATCCAGAATCATACGATGAACAACAAGCAAGAAATCCATTTGATAACATGGTGTATCCAGACAGAGCAGATACAGGTGGTAAAGATGTTTTATACATCGAACATTATCTGTATTACGATTTTGATGATGATGGTATTGATGAGCGTATAAGAGTCTGCACCATAGGTGATGGCTTATACATACTTAATGTAGAGCAATGGGATGACTTACCATTGGTAATGTTCTGCCCTGATCCAGAGCCACATACAGCTATTGGTTCATGTCCAGCAGATTATCTCAAACCTATTCAATCAGCTAAATCGCAAATTATGCGAGATACTCTTGATTCATTAGGACATTCTATTTTCCCACGAATGGCTGTTGTCGAA